CAATATGCAAACCTACAACTAAAGAATTGAATCCTCCATAGTAATGTCCGATATTACCTCCTATAATAACCCCCTCCCTTTCTACATTAGATATGTCTTTTATAGAATCCTCTATCATTAGGGTAGGATTAATGTATCCTTTTTTCTCCAAGAGAGACTGATAATACATTAAATCTTTTATGTTATGTGCTAAAAAGAAATCTGCATTTACCATAATGTCATAGTAAAGAAAAGTTTCTCCTATATGCAATTCTTGGAAATACCAAGAAGCACCTTCCTGCATAAATGCATAACTTTTACATACCCTCTTTAAATTATTCACAATATCCATATGAGCAAAAGCAGCAATCTTTTTTGGTATAATAATAACTCCTAAATCAAAAGAGTTATTCCTTAAAGCAGAGTCATCTGCTAACATACTAATAGGATAGTGATGAGCCTGTTGAGCAACATACCAAGCGTACTCAGTACGCATATTCTTAAAATCTCTCGATAACTTTTCAGTAACGAATCCTGCCTCCGAAAACCATGCTATTTTCATAAATCCTTATTTAAAACATTTTTACAAATTATTCCCTCGAAATCTTTTAATACTTTGTTTTGAGTGTTAGGAAACTTATGATTCTTTTTATGTCCTATGTATCTTTTTACTTCAAGATAACCTTTATCTATGAAATAATCTACTGCTTTTTTAACTTCAGGGAATAACCCATAATCATCAAATACCAGATAGTTTATATCATATTCTATACACTTTTCGATATCAGTTTTTACATGCTTATATGTGTGTATACAGTCTACAATACACATATCATATGTTTCAATATCCCAAGATTCTTTGTACACATCTTTTCTAATATATTCTATATTAGTATATTTATTATTCAGCTTTTTCGAAAAATCTAAGTTTCTTTGATTGTTATCAAAAGAAGTTACCTTTTCTACATAGTTGGCTATAGCATTGGTTGTATATCCTAAATTACTTCCTAACTCTAAAACGGTACTGATTGGATAGTCTGATATAAACTTACATAAATCTTCTTTCCACTTTAAAGATGTAGTGCTTTTAAACTCAGACTTATCAGGTATTTTAGTTTGCATTAGTGTTAGTTTTATCTACTGCTTCCCAAACATCTTCCCAAGTAAAGGATTTGTAGGTATTATCAAATAGTCTATATACATTTTCCTCACACATTTTATTAGCAATTGGATACCAGGCGTGAGTCTTTCTTAACTTTCCTAAATCTGATTTATCTTCTACTTCTTCTTCTCCCACAATATATGAACGTTTTTTTGGATGTTTCCTATTATGAACTAATAAAATATTTGAAATATGAACTTGCTTTATCTCAGGAATAATCCTCTCACACATCTTCATAAATGCCGTATCTTCGTGAATAAAGAATACGCTCTTAGGTATAGTTACCCCTGCCTTCACAACTTCAGATGATATTACTAATCCACATCCATTGAATTTTAGTTTAGAGAATACTTTTATATCTAAATCTTTAGTTTCTGAATTAATATTGTTCATCTCTTCTAAAGACATATTATATCTTAAAGACCACCAATTTTCATTATCTCCTTCTATAAAAGGTTTGTCCGTAAATTTTGGGTGTTCTAAATGCTTCCAACTGCTATCCCACATTTTGCAAATACCAAAAGTAATAATATACTTAGTCATAGGTATTTCTGCTTGAGTATTCATTTGATGAATCAAAGAAAACATTTCCTTTGGTACAAGCATATCGCTCTCTCCCCAAACTAAAAAATCTACCTTATTACAATAGTTCTCATTAAAAGTTCTTCTGTAATCCGCTATAGTAGAATACTCCTCAATGTCTAAATCAATTTTTAAATTAGAATAAAGATATCCTAACTCTTCTTGAATTAAGTCTCTTATCTCTATTGCCAATGCGTAAGCACCTACCGTACATTTTTCTAATTGAGTGTTTACTGTTAATCTAAAATGTACATAAATATCTTTGTCAGAATCGTAATACTTTATGGCTTGTTTTAAACTTTCTACATACTCTGGTATTATTTTTATCTCATACCATTGAACCAGGCATCCTATAGCTATTTTAGTTTTCATACTTTATTTTTCTATTAACTTTTGGAATATTTTTGAATTGCCATTCCAACCCTGCAAATCTTCTTTAAGCAAAGTTAAATTTTTATATATTGAATTATCTATTATATTCATAACTTATAGATTTATTTCGTACTTATCTTTATTTTTCCAATTAGATTTTATTTTATAAAAGTCTAAATCTGGAAAGTATTCAACAATTCTTTTGACTCCATTCCCATAATAGTCAGTAGGTTCACTTATTTCTCTTAAAGTTTTGCATAAACCTTTACTCTTTTTTATAAAAAAGTCTTCTTCCTTAACTAATCTCTTTTTAAAACTTAATATATCATTTGATAAATTCTTGTAATTTAATATTTTATTTTTATTTTTACTTAAGAATTCATTACTGTAAATTCCCATATTCATACTTCTGCCCTGCTCAGTAAATTTAAGAGTGGGATTAGGTTTTGCTAACTTTAATAACTTACCATAAAATGTTGGACCTACCTTACAAGTATCATGTATAGAAAACCAATAATCTTTTTGTACTGATAAATCTATTATTGATATTAACGCAGTAAAATCAAATGAATTATGTGGAGCAGTATACATAGTAACCCCATAATCATTATCGAATGTTTCATAAGAGTTATACCCTCCAATGAAAACAAATATGTCTTCTCTTGGCACTCCTGATACTATCAAACTCGGAATAAGTTCATTTAAAGATTTGTCATAAAATGACTTATGAGAACTTATAGCAATACTTAATTTCATTATTTATAATAGTTTCTTGCATTCTTCCAACTCCTCAACTTATCGTGGTGTAACCAACAATCTCCAATAATCGTACCTTTAGTTCCATATAGTTTATACCATACCCACAACATAAGTTCTTGTCCAGCCCAATCATCAATGTAGTCTCCGTTGTCAAACTTATGGTTTAGAAATAGTTTATCTCCTACGGCTTTTTCCTTATAAAATTCAGAAGTAAAACACATAAAAAATCCATTAATAGAATCTACTTCCATCCTATGGTTGGGTTTTACACCTTCAGATATTTGATGGATCCAGGGAGGGAAAACACCATTACTAAGCGGAACATATATCTTATTACTATCCGTAGCGTAGTTTGACAAATATTCTAAAGAATCATTCAGTAGAATATCATCATTAAATCCCATAATAACATCAGCACCATCATCTATAGCCTCTTTACACAAAGTATTCCACGCTCCCGTTATACCTCCTTTAAGTTCTTGATTCTCTATCCTAATAAATTTGCACTCCTTTGTATTGACAAAATCATATACGCAAGTAGATTCATTATCCAAGATTATCAAGTTTGTTTTGAAATTACATTTAAGCCAAGATTCATAAAATCTTTTAGCTACATCGTATCCTTTAGGTCTCATTGATGAGTGATGAAACACTACACAAATAAATGTTTTTGAGTTTTTTCCCATTCATGCCATAATTTAGAAAATAAAGATACAGATTCTTTTCTTAAGTTTAAAAATTCTACGGTATTTGATTTCGCTTTATCTTTAAACTCCAAAGATTTATGATACCATTCTTGGTCATTTGATGCTCGTTCTACATAGTAATTATTATATCCTTTGGAATGAACCCTATAACAGAAATCTTGACTTTCTTTATCTCCAAAATATCGCATATCGAAATATGGAATATCTTTTAATATAGATGTCTTAAAGAACATAATACCATCTACCCATAATACTTTGTAAGTATGTAGACTATAAAGTAATCCTAAATCTTTACTGTAAGGTTTAAAATTAGAGTGTTTGGTTATACCTACAACTCCTGCATTCAAAGTTGGATCTGAGCATAGATTTTTTATACAGAGTATGGACTCTCTATTGATATATACATCTGATTGTAGAAAGCAGAAATACTTCTCCCCAAAAATATTATCTATTCCTAAATTAATTGCAGCACTAATGGAGAATGGAACTCCTGATACTGATTTTTCTATATTACTATACTTAGGAACATATCTCGAAAAGGAATCATCTTCTGTATTGCAAACAAAAATAAATCTTTGGTTAGGGAACTGTTTAGCCATCAATTCAAGATTAGAAATCTCAAAGTCAGGTCTATTCATTATTGTAGGAACAACAAAAAGAATATCGTTTTGAGTCATTATAAATAGGATTATTATGAATTTGTACTGTACTTCCCCTTTACTATATTCCAAATGTATTTGACAACTTCGGTTCTTGACTCTATAGGAAATCCTGTAAAATGCCAAATATTAGAATATTTAACTAAATGAGGTGTATCTGTTTGTAATTGAGAATTAGAATTTAGCCAACCTCTTTTATGCATACCTAAAACATTCCAACGACCATCCAAGTATTTTACGTTCACGTTATTCTTTGCTAAAAAGAAATTTAAAATTGTTTGCTCTCTTCCTCCCCCCTTATTCCAATTATCTAATTCTTCTTGATTATCCTTATAGAATTTGAATATCTGTTCAAACATAGGAATATACATAGCGTGAAAAAATAGCACTCCTGCATTTCCATAGTTAGAGATATCTAAATGAACTCCTTTAAAAAATTTACCATAGTTTTGTATGCTCTTATAAACCCAAGACCAATTTACTGTATCTCTTACCATACAGAAATCATCATTAAAGGTTTCAAAGATATTAGGAGTATCCCATCGTATCATAGTATCAGCATCTACAACACCTATCTTACTATACCCATAAGAATGTTCATATACTAATTCTTTATTCCAGATAGGTCTACCACATCTATCATCATTTTCAGTAATAACTTTTAAATCAACCTTATTCTTCTTACACCAATATTTCCAAGTCTCTATACAATAAAGTGAATAATCGGTATGATCTATCTTAGCGTTACTGTCCGATATATTTACAATATAAATTAGATATTTAGCCATAGTATTCATTATACATTTGCTCCATTAATAAATTTCTTAAATCTCTATCCATAGCATTGAAATGAGTAACATAGGAATACTCCTTTAATATATCTAAATCTACCACTTCTTTAGAATGAATACCTTGAACATTATACTTTATGTCCATAAATTTTAATTCGATATCAGTATATATAGTTTTAATGAGATATCTTACTAAATAATTTAGAGCAGTTTGGTCTCTGCCTACACCAAATGTCTTTTGAATGTTCTGTAAGTTACTGTAATTAGATTTTATAAACTCTAATATAGAATTAAATAAGTCTTTGTGATTCTTATCCAATACCATAAATCCAGAGTTAAAGTATTCAAAGGGAGAAAATGTTGGAAAATCTTTAAACACATAATTGCCATAAGCCTCCATACTTCTTATTATCCAATCGTAATTAGTATCATCCAATGCTACCCCAATTTGATTCTCTGAAACGTCATCAAAAAAGTTGGGGCATTTAGGATTAACTATTGTATCATTATCAACAACAACAACTTTATTATAATCAATAGAGGATTCCGAAAGAATATCTAAAGCAAACGCTTTATACCAATGAGGTTCTATTTCAGTAGAGTCATCTAACACAATTACTTCATGCCCATACTTTTTACTCCATTCTTTCCAAGAATTTATGCAATACTTAGAATAATGAGGAGTTCCAATGTTTACTATGTAGATATAATTCATAATGTATCGTATAGATTATTTTGTCTTTCTTGTCTCTCAATAGTCTTGTGATGTTGTAGACAATAGGATACGTCAGTTGGAAACTTTGAATAAATATTCGCACCTACAATCTTCTCGTGGACTTTACCCTCCCATCTAATGGATTCTTTATTCCTATACAACCTTGATTGGTAATCAGGAAAGTTTATAATTATAGGATGATATACAGCATTTATCTTATCCTCCACCTCGTTCTCGTGTATTACAAAATTGTAACTCTTTAATAATTGATAGTACCCTGATGACTTATCAAAGATATCTGATTCTTGTATCATATCATCTTTACCTACCATCCAACCCCATTTACGAATATGCTCTATGGTTATTCCTTTAACGGTGTTTATACGAGGAACATATATTAAATCTACTTCATCTGAAGCCATCTCAAGAATATCTGTCAGATTCTCCATTAAATCTACAGATAATTCTTCATCTGCATCTATTTGAAATATCCATTCATTTTTGCATTTGCTGTTCCCAAAATTTTTGTAAGCAGCAAAATCTCCTTGAAAGTTATAAGGATAATATGAGTATATCAGATTTCCATCCTCATCATCTTCCCTAAAGGGTGCATAAGGTACATATTTAGACAGTATTTCCATAACTTCTTTAGTAATCTTATTCCCATCATAGATGACAACAATCTCGTCACTTTCGTTAGTTAGGACTATACTGTTAAGCAATCTTTCTAATTCAAGATGCTCGTTACAAACGGTTATCAGATAACTAATCATTTCCATTCATATTTATAAAGCACTCAAATGCCTTTGCGAAGTCTTCTCTTGGAAATTCTTGGGAGTTTTCAAAATCAATAAAACTATCCATAAACTCTCCAGGCTTATCAGGATTAGGATATCTTTTAGATTCCTCTTCAGTCAATTTCTTTATTGGAGTTACTCTCCAAAGAAAACTTTCGGAATCAGAAGGATCTTGGAAAGGATATATAGAAGAAAATTCAGTAGACTGCATTGTTGGAATCCATACATTATTGTTGCTATCTACAACTCTTAAATTGTATGCAATCTTAGGTATAGTAGTTTTCAACTGGTCCATAGTCTTTGATCCCTCAACAAGAAAAGAATTAGTATTGAATCCTGACTCAATGCACATTTTAGAAATCATTCCTGTTGATTCATCTCTATCCACTAATACAGACATATTACCTGTTATTGGAGATTTCTCATCATAAGTTTTTTTCATAACTAAAGTTTTTTAAGTTTAGGCAAAGTTAATGAAATTTCTTTAGAAACGGAAATACTGTCAAGTATTTCATGCAATTTACTTGACATTTTATCAAAAGTAAAATTATCTAAAGTATACTTTCTTTGCTCTTCTGATTTCTTTAAAACCTCAGAATAGTTCTTCTCTATGGATTGCAATACCTTTATAGCAAAAGCATAATTTACTGTAAACCATTTAGCTTCAGCCATAAACCATTTGTTTACCACAGATTTATGAACTTGCAGTAAATCCCCAGGAAGTAGAAAACTCATATTAGGATTCAAGAAATCCATATGACCTGACCATCCCGATGCTACTACAGGCTTTCCTGTTGTTGTAAATTCTAATAAAGGTCTACCAAATCCTTCACCTTTAGTAAAACTAACCATTGCTTTTACTTTATAATGGTTATACAGTCCATTCATCTCTTCATCTGATAATTGACCGTGTATTAAGTATATGGAAGGACAGTTGTCTATATCTTTAGTAATCCTAAGAATTTTGTTTTCTATTTCAGTCCTATCTATTAAAGAGAAACTCGAACCACTTGTTTTTAGAATCAAAGCAGGTCTTGTTCTCGAAGGTTTTGCTTTGAATGCTTCTGCAAAAGTTTTTATAAGCATACCTACATCCTTTCTATCTTGACCTAAATCTCCTTCTAACCAATGACCTACAAAAAGATAACAACTATCTTCTTTCACTATACTTAACTTATCTTTTATAGTTTGTGGAATACTCTTTGTTTTTTTAAATACATTAGTATTTACACCTTCAAATAATACTTCCAATCTTAAATCCTTCTTTAAGTCAAGTTTACCTAAAAGTTGATTAGTGGCTTTGTCGTGCTTATCGAAAGAAGAATTCTTCAATACAGAAACGGTGTGTTCACTTACCCCAATAACCATATCCATTCTGTTACATCCTTCAATCCATTCAGGTTTACATAGGTCTGTTTCTATTCCTGCTGTTATTCCAATATTATATTTGCCAAGTCTAACAAATTCATTTGGTATAGTTACTTGGATAAAGATATCAGGGTTGGGGTCAGGCTTATAAGCAATACATTTATTTATAGCCTCACCCATTTCGGTAGACGTATCTAATCCATCCCAAGAAGTATTTCCCCAATTTGTAGGATGAATTTGTAAACTATAATCCTTATGCTTAATTATTGAGTATGCTAAATCTCTTGCATGATCTCCATATCCCGAGCGTGTTAGCACAGGGGCGTACATTAAAACTGTTTTCTTCATATTACCAAGTTATTCCTATATTTGATGAACTATTATATTGCCTCTCCTCAACTTTTGATACAGTAAAACTTTCAGATGGTTTCCAATTATCTAATAAGAAACTTATATGCTTTACGAATCTATTGCACATTTCTTTGGAAGACATCCCAGACTCAGAACTCATTGCCCACTCCCTACCTTTTCTTCCATATATTTTTCTTTGTTGAGAATCCATATCATACCAATATCTCATAGCATCCGCTACATCTTCAAAACTACATCTATCATCAAAGATGTACGGAGTAGGTACAGAACCTTGTAAAGACCTATTTGTTGGAAATACAGGCTTTACCCAATCTCCATGACTCTTATAAACACCTGTGTGATTAGAGGAAACCATAGAATCGAAGTTAATCCATTTACCGTTTTCATCTTGGAATCTACATTGGTCCTGCAATCCTCCGGTAACATTATTAATAATTGGTGTTCCTGCCATAATAGATTCTGCCCCACTTAATCCAAATCCCTCATTAGATGCTATATTCAAAGTAACATCTGATAAATTATACAAATAATTTAAATGCTTAACACCTAACTTCTTTTCAGAAAGTATTATCTTATAGTCAGGGCAGATATTCTTTTTTACTTGCATCAAATCAGTACCGTTAGAATCAATGATTTGAGTATGCATCAATAAGGCAACGTGCTTTGATTCCTTTTTAGGTAGTCCATCACAAAATTTTCTAAATGCCAATATTACATCTCCAGGTTGCTTTCTTCTGATATTCCTATTATTCCAAAATATAACAAAGGATACATCATTCTTCTGCTTAAACTCAGAACTAAATTTTACATAATCTTCGTAATCCTTATCTTCTTTGTCAATAGGATAGTAATACTTGCTGTTTATTCCGTGAGGTACAAATGCTGTATAGGTAGGTCTATTGCTCATCTAAATCTATTACTTTGTGATTAAAATTTCTTAAAACATTATTATGAATATTATGAGATTGCTTACTTATACCCAATATCATATCACAAGATGCATAAGACAAAAAGTTATAATTTGGAAAAGGTGTATCATCCCAAATCGCATAATAAATAATTGGACATTGCTTTCTCACTTCATTCTCCATAGCATACAACCATTGCCAAAATCTTGGGTCAGTAAAGTGCAGTATAGCGGAAGGCTTAACTGTTCTCAGTAGATGTCTAAGTATTTGAGGATTACCATAACCAGACCAAGGCATAACCTTTACATCTGCGTGGTCTATCCCCAACTCATCATTTACATCTTTAGATACATCAATAATCTTGCCTTGTTCAGGATGTTCAATGGCAGCTCCTAACTGAAACCAATTATAGTGATTAGCTGTACCAATAACAATCTCTCTACTCATCGTTCCGACTCCTGAATGTAATCTTAAGTCATCTGAGAGTAAAAGAATAGTTTCCTTCTTAGGTATTACTTTTTTAAGAGTTGGTAACTCTAAATTAGGTGTAGACATAATTTATAATTTATAACGACTATTTACTATAAATATAGTTTTCATCAATAATGAATACATCTTTTGATGCTTGACTTGCTCTTGAATATTCAATTAATCTTTTTATAGAAATATCTTCCTTTGTAGTATCCTTCAATATAAAAAGCATATCACAATCAAAAAATAAATACTGATATCTTATATTAAAGTTATCTACATTAAATCTTGAGTTGTGAAATTTTTTGGGGAAGAAGCTCGTTTCCCTATGTTCAAAATGTGTTGGAATGTATTCTATAAACTGATACTTTAGGTTCGTAGACATTTGTCTAATGTACCCATCAGCACCCCATTTATTACCTCCTCCCAATATGATAAAACTGTTATTAAATGCTTTTAGAATCATAAACAATCTTTTGATTGCAGTATGATTCTGATAATTAATACAACTTACAATTCCTATTTTAGGAAGGCAATTGCTTGAGTCGTTCTTTTTTCGGACACAAATCTTCTCGATCCTTGAACTCACAAAATTTACAATTTTTGTTTCTATCTCCTGAGACTGCATAATAAACTTTATTTAAATTATATGAACCATCATCATTAAAACAATATTTTACAAAAGAAGTTATATCGCCAACTACCTCTTCCAAAAAATCTCCCGGGGTAGGAAATGAATAAGTTGATATCCTATCCGTACCATAGTCCAGTTTCCTTTTACATATTAAAAACTCAACATCTAAGTTCTCTAAAGGAACACCATACTGTTTTGAAAAGAACATCTTATATAAAATAAGTTGTGCTTGTTTTAGCCTATCCCCTCTCATATACTTATTCCAACCACTTGTACTTGTCTTTATATCTACAATCTTAACTACATTCATAAGTTTATCATATAAAACAATATCTATGAAAGCCAAGATATTAACGTTTAAACTATCCTCCACAGGAAGAAAAAGAGGTGCTTCAATACCTAATAAAGAATATCTTCTTGGATCAAAGTAAACGTCTTTAGTATTATCAAACTCTTCAAATATTTCAACTCCATCTTGCCAAAATTCGTGCATCTCTTCAGCAGATGTATAATTTTCAGAGTCTTGTATATCTCTTTGGTAGATATCAATCATATGCTGCCTAAGCATTGCTGGAAAACTATAATCCCTATACGAAGAGTCATCATTCATATAGAGAGTTAAATAACTTTGCATAGTTTCGTGAAAGGCAGTACCAAACATAGTATGGATGGAAGGATCTTTCGTTCTTAAGTTTCTACCATATCCTAACTCCCAACTCTTAGGGCATTTAGCAAATTTAGAATACTGCGAGTATGAAATCCTCCCTCCATCCTCAGAAGATGTTGGATTGTCAAAAGATTCATCAATCCTCTTCTTTATCTCTTGTATGTTCATTTTCTTGTATTAGTTTTTCTAAATAAACAGTAGCATCCATCAACTCCTCTTGAAAATGAATCATCCATTGCAATACCGATAAGTCGTTTCTCTCCATAGTTACTCCGTACTTCTTCTCCCCAACTTCTGCTCTGCTTCTAATTTTATTAATTACTGATTCTTCAATCTTACTCATTGTCAAAAATACTTGGGTCAGGAACAGATTCTTTTAAAACTTCTCCACAGTCAGCACATCTCAATAATTGAATAGGTGCTAATTGGTCAGTTGATTGACCTGTGATAATCTTACTAATCTTCTTAACAATGAAACTTGGTGTAAAAAATAAACCATCACAACCGCTACATCTTAGGGTAGGTTGTTCCGATAAGTTAATGTTCATTGCTTGTGGTTGTGGTTGTGGTGGCTTACCTGCCCCACCTAAGCCAATTACTTTACTCATAATTTGAAATTTAGTTATTCATTATTATCTACGTCAACTGCGAATATAATCAAAATAATTAATAAAAACAACAGTATCAACATATTATATATTTTTTATTTAGTGACCTTCCCTAAAATTATTAGATATTTCGGGAGGTGCTTTTAAAGTAACACCTTCTAACTTAGTAGTGTTCTCCATTATATCTTTAACAATAGGAGCAAACTCTTCAACGTGATTCTCTTCAATCTCTATAACAAGTTGGTCATGTATTTGAGCAATAACTTGACCATCCCATCCTCTTTCCTTCAAGGCTCTATTAATCATCAATGCAGACCTATTTACAATAGATGCAGCTAAGGATTGAATTTGAAAATTGAGGGAGGAATTATAAGCATTCTTTATATCTCTATATAAATTTATAGCCTCTTCATTACCTATCTTCTTCATAAGACCATCCCTAAAATCATAATCTAATAATCGGTCTCCATACTTGTCATATACTGATTTACCTCTCCATAAATGTCTTGTTCTTCCCAATACATTTTTAATCATACCAGTCTGCTCAAACTCTTTCTTAGACCTTTCAATCCATTCCGCAACACCAGGGAATCCCTCTAAGTAGGCATCTCTTAATGCTTCCCCTTCTTTCTTCTTTATATTAAGACTTTTTGCTAAAGCAAATCCTGACATACCATAAGCAATACCTAAAGCATATGCCTTTGCCTTTTGTCTTTTCGGGGCATCCACTTTTTTCAAATAATTTTCGGCTTTCTTGTCAGGAGACACCCCCTCCAATTTCTCGGTGCGTATCGCTACGGTGCTGTAAAAATCGTGACCCTTATTAAATATTTCTTGTAAATTTTTATCTCTTGAGATACTTGCAAAGATGTGGGGTTCTAATGATTCATAATCTGAATCTATAAACTTATACCCTTTTCTTCTAACGAAGAATTCTCTAATTCTATTGTTGAACTTTAATACAATAGGATTATCCTCTCCATCTTCTTTAGGTTTTGGCAACTGTTGAAGATCACTACCATATCTTCCTGACACCGTTCCGTGCTGTTTAAAGTAAGGATAAAATACTCCATCTATATGCTGTTCTAATAGTCTTTCTACATAGGTAGAATTAATCTTAACTAACCTATTGTATATTCTTAATTTTTCTGCCCACTTATATATTGAGGAAATGCTTTCTATAAAGGTATCATCAAATTGAGGACTTCCTGATGGTGTACTTGATAACGGCTTTAAGTTCATATACTTAAATGCAATTTCAGATAAGTGCTTCTTGGATTGGATATTTATTAAGTCTCCACCATTTGCTTCTCGCCACAATTCTAAACTTATCTTCATAAGTTCCAGATCAGGAATGCCATGTTCTGATGTTGGGTCTTGTAAGAATCTTTTATAAGGAGAATCTTCTAACTTCTCCAATTCTTTCTTAAGGATTCTTGGGTCTCCTTTAGCATCCAAAGGTAAAGGAAGATTAGCATATTTAGCAAGATACTTAGCATACTTTCCTCGGTTCTTAGGTGGAAATGAAGTAACATAGCATTGCTCAAATAGCCAAGTCTTTGTAGTAGGCAAGGATACTAACTCTTCTATAACTTCATCTTTTATAGACTTCATCTCCTCTTCTATTTCTACTTTAGTTGTTTGAAGAAGTTTTAAATCTAAAGCAATACCTTTTCTTTCCATAGGTATCGTAACTTCTTTGTACACAGGCATTACTTCATCCTCGAAAAAGAACTTTTCTAATCCTTCTTGATAAATCTTCTTTATGAAATAGTGAGCAACTCTTAAAGTTAAATCAGTATCAGCAGAAGCATACTTAGACAATATCTCAAAGTCTGCTTTGTAGATTTCAAAGTTTTTCTTGGTTACAGATCCTCCATTCTTTAAAATACTATCTTTTAGTTCTATCTGTTCTTTATTAGCTTCTTCTTCTACATTCAATCCTAATTCTTTCTGATACATCTGAGCGATAGCCTTTAAAGCAAAAGGCTTTCCAAACATAAATGCACCTTCCTCTTGTACCGTATGCACAGCTAATATAGTTTCAATCCATAGTTCAGGAAGTAAATCTATTCCGTAATCATTAAGTATTATCCCAGTATCAAAAGAAGCATTGTGCATAATAAGTTTCTTACTTTGCTTCTTTAATTGTAGGAATACATTGTACAACATCTCCCGAGATTTTATATCTTCTATTATGATATCATCTAAGGTATCTGTACTTGGATTATATTTTTTGGTAGGTAGATAAAATCCATTTCCAATTTTGGTGCTAAATGAAGCACCAATTATCTTGTCAGTTCTAATGTTTACACCGGTGGTTTCAGTATCTACAGCAACAATGTCAGAATTGTTGATACAATCTAATAACTCTAAATAAGTATGGTAGTCTAATATTGTCTTATATACCTTATCCAAAACTTTAATATATTATTTTTTCTTGTATCTTGGATTACCAAATAATTGTATAGCTATTATTTTACCCAATCCTGAAGATACTATATAGATAATCATCATATAAGCATCTCCCGACAAAACTGCACTAACTCCTATTGTTGTTGCGATAAGCCAAATAGCAGACATCACAACGGTAATCACAGTTAAATATACAACTTTATTTTCATAACTGTACTTTATATCAAAAACTTTTAGAACAGATTGTATTATTTGTAGTATTGCTACTATAAAATAATCCATACATCTATACTCTATTAGTTTCCAACAATTCTATGAGTTTTTCTAAATCTTCTTTATCAGTAAATCTAAAATCTTCATACTCAAATATTTCTACATACCAAGAATTATCGTCTAAGATTTCATCGTTGGATGTTGTAATAAGAGAAAAATGCTTAAAGTCATAAGTGTAATAGTAGAAACCATCATCACATCCTGACTCTTCTCGGGAAACTTCTATTTTATCGAAGTTTAAATCAATTAAATCTTGTTCTTTCATAACATTATTTTATTTAAAATTCACCATATAAATCATACTTTTTAGGCTTCGGCTTCTCTACTTGTATTACATCGTGCCTAATTACGAAAAGTTCTCCATTTAAAGGAGATAGCCTATAATCTCCTCTATAATCATTATTCCTCATATATTCACTCATAACTTCTATAATTCCCTCTATAACTTCTCCATTTATAGGTTTATTGTTTTCATCCACTAACATCCACCTATCTCCTGGAGGTACTCTATTTGCTATGAGTATGTTTGTTTCCTGTATCTGTTCTTGACTCATCACTATTAACTTTTGATTTTAAAATATTATATGCTTCAAAAATAGATTGAAAGAAATCTTCATTAGAACTTTTATTTAATTCATTTGCTAAAACCAAAACTTCTTCTCTAATTCCATACTTTTCAGCATCAAACAATACATCCTCCAAAGATTTACTCGTATAATATCTATCTATCATATTAAATTATTCACAGCTTACACATTCTAAAATATTTCTTGAAAACATCTGTGCTGAATTTTGACTAAACTGATAGTACAAAGTTTTAATACCTTCCTCCCAAGCATATAGATATAGTTGATTAATATCTTTAGCAGGTATTGAAGGGTGTATTTGTAAATTTAAACTTTGAGATTGGTCAATAAACTTCTGTCTCTGAGCAGCTTGTAAAATAATTTCCTTTGGAGAAATCTCAACGAAAGTTTTAAATACTTTTTTTGTAGGAAAATCTAAGTGCTGTACAGATCCATCTCTCTTCAATATACTATCCCAAACTTCTTCGGTATCTAAACCATAGTTTTCTAATTCTACTTTTAAAAAAGGATTCTTATATACAGTCTTTATCTTTGCTAAATCTTTTACAAAGTAATTTGACTTGATAGGCTCAATACCCATAGATACTTGACCTAAAATAAAAGAACTTGATTTTGTAGGAGCAATAGCCATCAAAGTAGAGTTAGCATACCCTTCCCTAAAACATTCGTATTTTGTAGGCATAGACATATACAAGTCTTGTGAAGCCTTATCTGTACGCTCTTTTAATGTACTGAAAATCTTATGATTGTACTGCTTTGCTTGTAAGGACTCAAAAGGTATGTTCTTGGACTGAAGTAGTGAGTGATATCCTAAAACTCCAACACCTATTGCTCTATGTTCTCTTGCGAATCTGTGAGCTTTTTTCATTCCTGGTAAATCCCAAGCCTTTTGTATGAACTCATCCATTACTGCATTTAAAAAATAAACATAAGTTTCTACAGCATCTGTTTTCTCTATCTCATCCCAATGTAATAAATTTATAGACCCTATGCAACAAACAAAAGATACATCATCATCTGAAGGGAGCATTATCTCCGAACAATTAAAAGTTTTCAACCCATTTGAAACAAATATATGCTCATCAGTATAAACAGTCGGACAGTATACTGGTTCATTTTCTAATTTTTCTATGGATATTACCTTTGCTCTTTTTTTAGAATTATCTCTGTAATCTCTTGACTCTATAACCACACCTTTTCTTGTTAGGAAAGATGTTTTTTCTTCTATTTTTAAAGCATCATTTTTATTTGAAAATATTAATCGCCAACAATCTTGAGTATTATAATATTTATGACCACCTTTACCATCAGGCAATAAAGTTTCTCCTGCATGTCTTAATATTTTTATAGAAGAAGAGAGTCCTAAATTTGTAAATAATACTTGTAATTCTTCCAAAAAGCCTCTGTTGATACAAGCATAACTTATTTGTAATGGATTACCGTTAGAAGTTCCTAAATTTGCTGTACCATCTGCATATAAAAGACCTCTTAAATATGACCATACAGTCTCCTCATTAGCCTCCCATACCCAAGATGGAACATACCCTTTTTCAAAGTTTAATGCTTTTTTTAAAGTTCTTGAAGTTAATCGTTTCTTTCTAACTGTAGATTGGTTAGTACAGCACTCAACGAACTCAGCTGGTTTTCTTTTTCTTACAGAATTAGTTTTGCCCGTTTGATTAACTACTTGATAAGTATCACAACCATATTCATAATGTATTTTATTAAATTTTTCTTGGATTTCATCTACTAAATCAAAATCATTTTCCCATATATCAATCATAATCGAATCTTTATGCTGTGTTCCATCTGCTTGATATAATCCTAATAAAAATGCTTCATCTTTCATATCTACTGTTCCGAAGATACCTTTATTAGTTTGAGTAGCAACATAATCTCCTATTCTTAAATCTTTAGCCTCTACTCTTACTATATCTTTTTTAGTATCATTTAACACAGCTATTCCGTGATTAGGACTTACTTTTTGAGACATTCCATTTGAATAAGTTATTTTAAGAACTTCTGAATTATCATCCCTTAATAACATTTTTGATGCTTTAACTTCTTTCTCTCCATCAAACAAAATTAGCTCCTCCTCACTTTCATAGAGTTCTTGTACTGTTAAATACCCTTTTGAGGTAACAACCCTTTGATCAGAAGTTAAACATAGATTAGACGCTTTTATAGTATAAGGTAAATACTTGTAAGGAGTATTAAGGTTAGCTGTAGTTCTGAACATAATATAAGGTAGTCCTACCTCTCCTCTTCTTTGTATAATCTTCGCCCAAACTTTTCTCTTATAGGAATCCCCATCTTTCATATGTTGTAACCACTCATCTCCAACAGTAACTCCATACTGTAAATTTTGAATAGGATTACCTTCTGTGGCAATATCTAAGAATTCCAAAATATCATCGTGTTCTACGGGTAAGTATACAGCACAAGCACCTCGTCTTGCTTCAGCTTGTTTACACACATCTATAACAGTATCATAAAGTTTAGCATAATGTACTGGTCCATCAGCATTACCGCCAGTTCTTATAGAAGCACCTCTTGGCCGTATATCACCTAAATAAGCAGAAGTTCCCCCTCCATATTTTGACATCATTCCAATCTCTTTAGACGTATCTAATATGGAATCCATACTATCATTAACATATGAACCATAACAACTTATTGGAAGTCCTTTATCTTTAGCAAAGTTAACCCATACAGGGGTAGATAAACTATAAAAACCTCTCGACATATAATCCTCGAACTTTTCAGAAAAGCCTTGGATACCTAATAATCTTTCAGCAGCATCTGCTATTTCCTTAATTCTTTCTTCAGCAGATTCTTGTATGTATCCTCTTGATAAGAAAGTTCTTGCATCATCATTAAGCCAATAATATTTATCGTATGACATTTCTTTAATCTTTTAATTTAAAATAAATCATCTTCAGTAATAGACTTCTGTTTTTTAGAATAATCTATTTGTCTCTTATAGAAAAAGTCTCCTTCCTTAGTAGAAGTTACCTCTACATCAAACCACTTAGTTTTTTCTAATTCAGTCGCATCTACAGCAAATAAAGGTTTTATTCCAATCTTCTCCAAAGAATTATTAAATCTATTCATAATAAAATGTTGAATAGTTTTCTTTGATAAAAATTCTAATTCTCCATTTTCAAATATCCAATCTAAAATCTTGCACTCTGCTTTATAGGCTTTATCACAAGCAGAGTAAATTAATTGCTCAAACTCTTCATCAAACCACTCTGGATACTCTTTTCTTATTATATTAATTATCTCCGCACCAAAATTACCGTGAATATCTTCTTCTTTTGATGTTGCTTCTACTACATTAGAAATACCTTTAAAAATGTTTCTTTCTTTATTGAAAGACATCATAATAAGGAATTGACTAAATAAGGATACATGCTCAATAAAAAGAGAAAACAATAACACAGATTTTGTGTACATCTTATCATCTCTACTTCTTGTTCCATCTAAATACTTCTTTAGATATGCTATTCTATCCTTAATAGCAGGAATACTTACCACAGTTCTAAACTCATCTTCTAAGCCTAAAATCCTAAGTAATCGAGCATAGGCATCTTTATGCCTAACTTCACTTTCGGCAAAAGTCATTCCAACATCTCCAATCTCAGTTATAGGCATTCTCTTGTACATATCTGCCCAAAAGGTTTTTACATTCACTTCAATCTGAGATATTGCTAACATTGTTTTTTTAATGATATCTCTCTCTACATCTGATACATTTACTTTGTAATCGTTTATGTCAGTAGTAAAATTATATTCGGTATCAATCCAATATGAATGTCTAATGGCATCCTTATATTTTAATAAAGATGGGTATTCATAGGGGAGAATATTCTCTCTCCCAGCAAAGATATTCTTTCTGGTCATATCAAACAATTTGTGATTTAATTAAAGTGGGCAACTATAAATATAGAAGAACTTATCCATTATTGTTAATATTTCTAAATTCTTCTAAAAAAAATCTTTTTTGGTCATCTCGCAAACTTTTCTCTACAGCAGTTAAATCATTTTTAACATTGTAGGCTTCTTTGGAGTCATCCCTAAACATTTCTATAGTTCCGTTAGATGCATCGATTCGAGCTGGGAATGTAATTCCATCAGGACCAAATCTATTCTTTATGATATGGAATCTACCAACACCTGCTAACTTATCTTCGGATCTTCTTGAAAGAGACATTATGAAATCTCCAATTGCTATTTTACTGTAATCTTCTGCAATGTGGTCTCCTTCAATTATTTCAACATTTAAACTTGACCTATTACTTTGGGAAGCAGTCCATATAGGAATACCATATTCAGCAGATAAACTTCTCAAACCTTCATAAATTTGCTTCAATTCAAATCTCAATTCTTTATTGTGACCTTTCAACAAATCAGCATAATCAACAATGACAATATCTGGAATCTTTTCTAAAGCAATGCATCTGTCTAAGTGAGATTTCAAAGTAAGTACAGAAGCAGACTTAGTAGGATAATTTTCTACTATAAGATTTCCCGGTAGATTCTTTATTTTATTTTCTATATCTTCTTTATGGAGAGGAAGATTAGAGTTGTCGATTCCAGTTAACACACTATCGTATCTTAATGCAGTATATATCTTATTCAACTCTAAAGTATAGTGTACAACAGTTTTGCCCTGTTTTAATGCACTTGCGCCAATATATACTAATACCCAAGATTTACCTACTCCGGCAGGAGCAACAATAATTCCTAATTCGCCACTTGACAATCCTCCTTGCATAGCATCATCTACTGGAATCCATCCTGTTTTAATAGTATTCCTAACTAAGTCTGAATATCTAAGTTCAAAATCATCTTTATATATATGTCCAATATCCCTTGTATATCCAGACTTAAGAGCAGTATCTAATGTAGCCTTTATTCCATCATAATCAGACTCATTCAAAAGTTCTACAGATTTAAGAATTGCAGATTTTATTTCTTGATTTCTACAAAAGTCAATGGTTTGATTTTTAACATATTCCAAATCCTTTGATTCTTTATACGCTTGACTTCTTTTTAGAAAATCAAAAACTTCTTGCTTCAATACTTTTTTTGATTCATCTATTCGAGTCATCTCTGTATTAAACACTACCATAGAGGGAGCAATGTTGTACTCTTTATAATGCTCTAATGCTGTGTTAATGACCCATTGTGAGGCATTACTAAAGAAATAAGAGGGTTTTAAAATGTCTGAAATTTGAGTTAAAAAAGGAGTATTGTCTGTGATTGCTGCTACTAATTTTAATTCAAATTCTTGTCCATAACTACTTAATGTTCCTTTCATTGTTTAATTTTATTAAAATAACTTGACCAAAATACATAATCAGAATCTCTTCTGCATAATTCTATGTCATAAAATATCTTCTGTAACTTAAAATAACTAAACTTTGGCAATTCACTATTCGCTAAAGACCTTATATTAGATTTAAGAATACCTGAAATATTAGGGTCTATTAGTTGCATTAGCTCGTAATTTCTATAAGCAATATCTTTTTGTTCAATAATGTTTTTAAAAATCTTTGGTTTTGCACCTTCTTCCAACATTTTTTGACTGTTGTCAAAAATTTCATCTAAGGTAATATATCTTTCTGTATTATCCAAACCAAAATGCTTGTTTAAGCCTTTTTCTCCGACTTGTTTAACTCCTGGTATGTTATCTGACCTATCACCAGTGAAACATCTTAAAGTTAAATAATTCAAAGGTAAATAGCCATATACGGAATGCATATCAGCTTCTGATAATAATATCTTCTTTTCGTAGGAATATACCGATGTATTTCTATCCACCAACTGTAAGAAGTCTTTATCGCTACTCATAATAATCTTCATATCATCTTGTGGAATAACCTCCTTACACAATGAAGCTATCACATCATCAGCCTCTATTCCATCCAAAGATATCGTACAAACAGGCATCATACTTAACGCTTGTAATAGAGTGAGAATCTGTGTTCTTTTAGATGCAGTCTCATCTATCAAACCTTTGGTATCTGCAAACCTATTAAAAGATCCTGCACTTAAAGTCTTCCCCTTATATTCCTTAAACAGTTTTCTTCTTCTCACACTACCTCCTTTACCATCGAAAACAATGAAAATTTTAGTTGGAGAAAAATCTACTATTGCTTTTTGAAGTCCTCTAAAGAATCCTAAGACACCCCCAACATGCTCTCCTGCATAATTAATAGCAGGAACGGCTTGAAAGTTCCTTAAGAATACATTCAAGCCATCCACTATTAACACTCTGTCTTTATTATCTGAGGAAGAGTCTTTATTAGGGTTGTTGATAAAATTCCTAAAGTCTTCCAAGTAATTGTTACTCATCTGCTACAGGTGGTTCTTCATCTATGACAATATCATCAATACCAATATCTTTGTTAATCTTGTACTCAACTATCAAAGCATCGCATATCTGATTATAGATTAAATCTCTATACTCTGGGATAGATACAACTTTTTCGTAGAACTGTTTGGATTGGAACTTAATTTCCTCTTTAACTTCCCCTGTATTAGGGTCTACTACTGAATAAGTGTACCAGGCTCCTGCTATACTAACGAGATTCCTCTCCTTCATTACAGTTAACCAAGAACCATAATCATCTATACCAGAGTCAAAATAAATGTCATATTCTATACTCCTCAAAGGTGGACCAAGTCTATTCTTAACAACTTCTGCCGAAGTTTTTATACCGATTACACTTTCTAATCCCTCATTCTTGACTTTTATTTTGAACTTAGATTTTAATCTCAATCTAACTGATGAATGAAATGCTATCGCTTTACCCCCAGATGTTGTATACTGATCCGAATACATAGGAGCATTTAATCTAACCCTAAGTTGATTTGTTATGATTAAGCAAATCCGTTCCCTCCCCAAATGGTTAGTAATCTTTCTCATAGCCTTTGACAATATCAAAGCCTTAGTTGTAGCATATCCATCTTTTTCATAATCAGATGCAGATTCTAATTTGGTACTTGCACCCATTATGGAATCAATGACGATAGTTACTAATCTATCACTATCACTACTTCTAACTTTTTGAATTATTCTTTCAACGGCTTCAAAGATATCCTCTACAGTTTCTAAGGGAAGGTATATCATCTTTGTTAAATCTATACCTATTGCACTAAAAAACTCCTTACTAACAGCATTCTCTGTATCTATATAGACAGCAAGTCCTCCCTTATCTTGAGTAGATTTTAAAGCATGGGCAGCCAATAATGACTTACCCGATGCTTCAAGACCTGCGATTTCAGTTATTCTACCAACAGGGAATCCACCATTTTTTCTATTAGATATAGCGATATCTAACATAGAACTACCGGTAGAAACCCAATCAGTAATATCTGCAGGAGAAAACTCAGAACCATCTAAAAAATAAGCAACCTTATCCATAGATTTAAATTGCTTGTTGAGTTCTTTCGCTATTTCCAGCTCAGAACCTTCACTATTTTTTTTAGACATATTCTAAATTTTAGCTATTAAACAATGAATCAAAAGAATCCATAGCACTCTTAACGTTGTTAGGAGTGGAGGACTGCACAGAACTTGGACTTGACGAAGGAGTAGTTGTAGTATCATTAGCAGTAGTAGGTTCACTATTAGAATTCTTTGGAGTCATATACTCCTCAAAAATAGAAACAAGTTCCTCCTTAGATGGAGCTTTGAAAATGTTTTCTAACTCAGGAACTTCATCTATTTTAGATAATAATGAAGAATCATCAAAAGCAGGAGTAGGAAAAGGCTTAACTAAAATGTTAGTTTCAGGATAACCTCCTGGCTTCTTGATATATTCAATAGCAATGTCATGCCCCTTCTCCAAGTCAGAAATATCTCCGTAATCTCCTGAAGAAAGAAACTTGGCAATTTTGTGATAAACATTTTCAGTAAATCCATAGAACCTAACTCCTTTAGACTCTTCACCTCTAACAATGATAGGTGCAAATACTCTCATCTTAGGCTCTAAGTTCTTTCCAAGTTTCCACTTTTCAGTATCACCAGAGTTTTGCAACTTTCGAGCATACTCTAAAATGGGATCATCATTACCAAAAGTAGCAGGAGATACAATAGGTTTTTGAGAAATGTTGTAATGGAATAGGAATCTTCTAAAAGAATCTGCCCTATCATGTGCATAAGGAACAATTCTAATTACATGTTCTCCTGTCGGTTTCCAAAACAAATCATCATTTCCACCACCCTTACTGCGAGTCTTCTTGTTTAAACGCTCTAAATCTGCTTTAATAGCATCGAAATTGATACTCATAACTAAAAAATTTAAATTAAAAAATAGATTAAAAATATATTGCTTTTCTAAATTCTAAGCCTAATAAAACTAAATCATTATCCTTTATTATCAGAAGTTGATCTGAATAAGATTCCCAATCAACTTGATAACTTTTGTCTAAGATACCATTATTTATTCGTACTATCAAAGAATTTAAAGCATTAATAGTGTAGATGGTATTAGATTGTTTCTTTCTATGTACTAATATGGTATTTTTTGCCAATCCCTCCCGCAAATTTTCTTCTATATTATATACTAATATAAGATTGTTGGGATTGTCCACCTCTGAATAAAGATAAATTTTATTATTTGATATCTTAAAGTAAGTGTTCAAATAGTCGATGGTTAAACTCAAAGAGTCTTTAACCGCAAACGTACATAATAGTTGTCTTTTCATAGTCATTAGTTTACTGTCAGTCTATACTGACTCTCCTCATTTCTTTATAGTTTTTTCCTAAAGATATTTTTGATTTAATTAATTTGTTTTTTATATCAATTAATAACTGCTTTCCATCCAAAGGATTAAAATCAATAAGTATGGAATCATAAGTATACAATATTACTTTAGACTGTTTATCCTTTAGTAATTCATTTATATCATATATAAATAGCATAGAAAATTCTGTTTCTATCATCTGAATGTAATAACTAAAGAATTTTGATTTAGTGCAATCATCAGTAACTACTAATCTTCTTTTACTTATAGGACTTTCAATATAAGAATTTTCTAAATACTTATTCCAAATTTTTTCCTTAAAGTCATTAACTCTATCAAAGAATTCATTACTATATTTTGAATTTTCTATATCCTTATATAATAATGTAAAACTAATCTTCTTACTCTCTGTATACTCTTCTTCAGATATAGAATCCTTTCCAAAATAAAGTTTGGCAAATTCAGTATGAATAGAATCTAAACCATCAAAATCATAACCAATCATCTTACCTATCAATCTTAAATGGTAAGAATCAAAATCGTATTCAACTAAATATCCATTATCATATCTACTAATAAAACTCTCTCTACTTGAATCTTTTTTACTAAGAGCAGAAAAATTAATATTATCAAAAGTATTGGAAGGTCTACCTGTAGAGGTATGAATATTGTAATAACTTCTTACTATATTAGTAACATATTTTTTATTAAAATTGTTATTAAAAGTATTTAGATTAATACATAATCCATTTGATTCTATAGTCTTTATATTAGGAAACACATACTTTTTATAGAACTCACTATCACTTGATATACTAAAACCTTCATACGCATTTAGGAAATTCAGTATAAACTTCTCGCAAGAATTTTTTAATATATTAAAAGGTATATACCTTAGATAATCTGCTATTCTATAAAAATTTTTAAAATTATTAAAGAATACGGAACTCTTATCAAAGGATATATTTCTAAGCCAACATTCTGTATCTAAGTCGTAGGAATCATTATTATCATAGACTCTATCATACAATCTCTTATTAAAAACTATAGTAGTTCCTATAAAATGTTTAGGCAAAGAAACATTATCTATATCTACTAAATTAATTGGATAGTGGTCAAATTTTTTAGAAAAAGTATCATACACAGACATAAATGATATGTCTGAATAAACATAGTGAGAACCACTATTTGGTATGCATAAAACTATTTTCATAAATAAAACCTAATAATTTACAAATGTAAGTAATTATCTGTAGAATTCCAAAGGATTTCTTAAATAATTTTTAAGACCACTAAACTCTGATTCAGATTGCTCTATTTGTCGTATATTAAAATTACTAACATAATTTCTATTCCCTGAAATATACCACTCTATCGAAACCGTTTTATATACTTTAGAACTAATAAAATTTTTTGAATTGTTAGGTTTAACCTTAGAAAACTGATTTTGGTCTATTTCCATTATGGTACTTAATGGAGAACTTCTTTTCTGTATAAAATATCTTTTTATAAATCCTACAGTATAATCATAGTCAGATATCGTAGGTACAAAAGGTTTAGGAGACATATTACCACCTTTGACTTTATTTCTTAATCTTACTGTTTCAGTATTAAAAGTATGTCTTGGAACTAATATCTGATTAATATTAGACTGCTCATTATAAACATAGGCTACATTAGTTGTTGAGTCTATATAATAGAAGCCTCTATACTCTAAACCATCTAAAGTATAAAATTCCAATCCATTAGTTTTTCTTACGTTTTTCATAACTTTATAGATAAGGTACTGCTCTCGTGCTTATATAAGTAGTCCATACTCCTGGTGCTTCAATCTTATCTTCTATATCTAATGCAACAAAAGCCATACCATTTGAGGGTTTTGCAAACTTAGGTAGATTAGTTGAAGTAAAAACATTTCCAGCTATAATAGGAAATACACCTTCCATTTCAACTTTCATTTCTAAAGCAAAATATTCAGTAAAAGTAAAAGGTTTAGGCATATCATCAAGAACAACACATAAAGCATTATCAATCTTTTTAAATTCGGCTAAAGTTGAACAAGCATCTCCTATGGTATCTTCACTAAAATCTTTTTTAGCCATTTGTGCAAAAACACCAAAATCTTCGTCTGTACTTGTTAATTTTTTTACTATGGTATTATATTCATCTTGAACACTTTGCTGATAATCCTGTTCTTCAGATAATCTTGCAGCAGTTCCTGAGCCTTCACCTACCCCTGCTATTATTGCTAAATCAACCATATCACTTGGAGTTTTACCTTCAACAACTAAACTCAAACAATTTCCATCTCCGGTAAAAGGATCTAATTCAAAATACTCTGGTTTAGGTTCGCTAACTCCAAAAACATCAGTTATGATTATCTTATGCATTTCTTCATTCTTATTCTTTGTGATATCTGGAAATACAAATGCTAAGTTTACATAGTTGCCTGATGATCTTGATATCCTTGCAAAAATAAATTGAAAGAACTCAGCAATAGATAGAGTCACATCATTTATTCTATCAATTCTATCTCTCTTTACTCTTTTAGAATCCTCTCTTGATTCATTTACTTTTTCTAATTTATCAGATAAATAAGTAGCTACTATTTTTCTTGATATCAGTATCTTTTTATGGTTAATAGTTTGATCGGATACATTAACACAATCTGAAAAATAACTTCCTCCAATCTCAAAATTCTTTCCACTTATCCAATTATTTTTATAATTTCCTGAATTAGACCCATCTAAAAATAAAACAGATACAGGGTCTGCCGACCTAAACTTATTTCCTAATTTTTTGGTAGGAACATATGAGTATGGTTTTTCGTCAAAAACTATTTCATAGGATAACTTATCATTACATTTTGTATTGGTTACTTTTACTATAGTCTTATTAATTAAATCTACAATATATTCCAAAGAGATATATTCGTGCATATCACTACCCACCCCAGTCTTTTCTTCAGACCTATTAGTCATATTATCAAAAGCATTCTTTATATTAAATATTCCTCCTTCTTGGAATTTTTTGTAAATCTTCCCCACAGGTTTTCCATCATTCATTCCAGGAGAAATAGGTTCTGTTCCTTGATCTACATCATCAGTTCTTGTTTTACCTCCCTGTTGTAAGTCATAGACAATTTTATTAATTAGATTGCTAACTCTTTCCGTAGCAGAAAAAACTGCTCCTTCCCCATAGATAAATCTCTGATTCTTAAATAGATGCATCAAATCACAAGATAAAACGTCAAGATTAGATACTGCTTGAGCGGGTCCAATAGCATTAAATCTGCAAACATAAGTATTTAATTCAGTATTTGAGTACCCTCCGGATATTAAAAGAGCTCCCTCTATTGAATGTGAAACTTGTCCTCTACCTCCAAAAGTAGACCCATTACCCCATTCAATTTTTATAGGTTTTCTTTCAGGACTTCTTCTTAAATATGCAGAAGCAAATACCTCAAAATCATCAAAATTGAATACTTCGAATTCAACATTTATTTCTAAAGTTAAATTAAAAGTTTCAGCTTTTCCAGTTACTCTTTGTATAGACAATGATTTTAAACTTGCATCACGAGGTCTATTATCAGAACCTGCCCTATATCTTCCCTCGTATCCTTGCAAATTAGCCTCTATAGGAGGAGCATCAGTTCCAGGTATAGTTATCCTTGCCCAAGCAGGAAGTCTTCTCTTTTGGTCTCCTGTGGGGTCAGAACCACCACCTCTCATTCTTAAATGAGTTTGCTTCCTCGCTTCTAATCTACTTCTAACACTACCATCTAAAGGTTGTCTAAGTAAGTCCATCTTCTATAAATCTTTCTAATTCTAACTCATTAATAGGATAAGGAATCCTTAATCGTATTCCAGGAGGTATCATAAAACTTCCCTTACCTAAATTGTTAGCTCTTGCTATAACCCACCAATATCTTTGGTCTGTATAAAATTCAAAAGCTAATAAGTCTAACCTATCGGAAGACTTTGAATATATGTATATGTCAGTATCCCTATAAGGTATAGTAGGATAAAATGTTGAGCTATACCTTTCTTTTTGGGTACTCTTATCTTTTATTTTATTTGACAGAAGTTTATATCTCTCCATAATTAAAAACTAAAGGTTCTTGCAGAAGATTGTGGCATTTTATTTCCAATCCATTTAACAGTCATATTTACCCTTCCTAATATGGGTAAGTTATCTATCCAACTTGTTTTATCATTTTCCCATTGGTATTGCAAGTTAACTATATATCCCACTTCATCTTTGTATATCCTACAAATAGTAAATCTAACAAAATTTCCTTGAAATCCTTGATTACCAGGAAAATAATTAGGTAAAGATGCTTTAGACAAATCTTCTAATTTTTTAAAAATATTATCTACATTTCTATCCCCAGGATTTTCAGCAACTACGGTGAAGTCAAAGTCTACTTCTTTAGAGTAAGAAGCCATTAATATCTTTGGATCTGCTCTACCTATTTCTTGGTATTCATTCCAAGATGGTGTGAATCTCGAACCGAATGAATTTAAATATGCGGGAAACTCTACGGTGGGTCCTCCCGGTATTATCTGAAATTTAAATTGGCAAACTGAAGGTTCTGAAGATGGTTGGCCTCCTTGTGCTGCACCTTGACCAGTAGATACTACTCCTAAAGAATTAGGTTCTGATTTTGCATTATTTGGAAGACTCTCTGGCCATTCTCCTCCTGCTCCTCCTCCTCCACTTCTCCCTCCACCAAATCCAGGTAATGATTTAAATCTATCGAATACATTTGCCATTATACTGTCTTTTTAATTCTTGTTTTTAATCTACTAACAGTACCATCATCAAACTCTAATACCAAATTAGGAGGATTAGTTGTTGATTGTTCCATTAGTTGTACTAATCTTGTTAACATTCTTACTGTTGAGTTTTCTCCTAAAGCAGCATTTCTTTCTTCAAAAGTCTTTTCGGTAGATGCTTCTTCCCCACTTTTTTGATTATTTATAGGATTACTTTGAATTTCTGATACAACGGTAGCATTTGCCTTTAAATCTTCCATTTCAGAACCTACAATATCGGATATGGAACTCAACTCTTTTAGATTATCCTTTATAGTAGATATTGGTATTTCAGTTAATTTAAGTAATCCATCAACTAAATTTGATACAGAATTACTTAGTTTTTCCATAGGTTCTACAGCCTTGGACATAGACTTACTTAATAACGAGAATGCTATACCAAAAATTATTAAGGATGGTATAGCGGCAGTTAATAAAACAGCTGATGCTACAGCAGATATGGCAAAACCTCCTAAAGCAACTCCTAATAGTAATAGTCCTCCTGCAGCACTTGGAGTTATAGATAACAATGTTGTAAGTAGTTGATTTAAACCATCAAAGACAGCACTAACAACAGTTCCTAATGCTTCTATAGCAGGAGACATTAATTTTAAAGCATATCCAAATCCTATTGCAAGAGCAATTAAAGCTGCTACACCTAATAAGGCTACCCCAGAAGACATTAAAGTACCAAAGGAAACTAAAGAAGTGCCTAAAATAGTTAGAGCCGTTTGAGCCATTGGAGCAACAGCAGATAGTGCAGCAAGACCTAAAGATGCAGGTATTAAAGCAAGTAACCCAATAGAAGCAACTACAAGCATTAAAGACCCTTTAAGAACCCCCTTTTGACCCATATACTTTAAACCCTCTGATAAATTATGTAGAAATCCTTTTACATTTTCTCCTTCAGAAATATTAGATAACGATGATATTGAAGGTTTAAGAAGAAGCAACCCTATGGAAGCAGGTATTAAATTCAGAGAGCCTTTAAAAATACCTTTTTGACCCATAGACTTTAAACCCTCTGATAAGTTTTCAAAAAATGTTTTTATGTTACCTCCCTCAGAAACATTAGATAATGCTGATAATGAAGGTTTCATAATTAGCAAACCTATAGAGGCGGGTATTAAATTTAAAGCACCTTTGAAAACTCCCTTTTGACCCATAGATTTTAAACCCTCTGATAAGTTTTGTAAAAATATTTTTATATTTTTACCATCAGAAACTGTTGAAGTCTTTTTGGAAGTATCCTCTACGGTCTCTGTTTTCTCTTGTATCTTTTCAGTAACAGTTTCTTTCTTAAAAGGATTCTTAAATTTATTTACTAACCCCCCGGCTCTTTCTCCTCCTGCCTTTGCTCTTCCACCCCCAGGCATAAACTGACCTCCTTTATACTCCTTGCCAAATATCATTTCAGTCATACCTCCTTTACCCATCTTAAAAGATTCTTTTAAACCTTTAAAGAAATTAGAGTAAGTATCTGGATTAAACATTTGTCTAAGTCCATTTCCTATACTTGTAAAGAAAGATCCTGCAATAGGCAAAACTTTACCAAATGCCAAGCCTATACCTAAAATAGCCAAAGGAATTCCTACTATTATCCCCAAAAAAGTTTTTAAACCATCTGAAAATCCTTCGGGTAATGAAAATGCGTTAGATATAGCCTCTCCAATGTCTTGCATTCCTCTAAGAATCCAATCTATCATACCTGATAACCATCTAAAAGGTAATAGAATGGCTTCTGCCAAAAAACCAATTCCTTTAAGTATAGGTATAAGCATCTTTAAAGGAACTAAAAATACTTGAGCAATACTAACTAATGACTCAAATATAGGAAGAAGTGCTTCAGCTAATGGCAAGATTAATCTTATTAAAGTATTCTTAAACTTATCCATTAATACATTAAACTTCTCTGCTTGTTGTGCTTTAGATATTTCTGCTTTTAACTGCCCAGCAGTCATACTCTCAACATTCTCTAAATCTTTTAAATATTTTTGAGCATCACCTAATTCTTTATCGGATAAATCAGAAAGTTTTTCTTTAATAAATAAACTCTTCTGTATTTCACTAACCTCTAAACCAAATGCCTTTGCTAATAATTTCCTTTGAGGAACAGACATTCTTGAGAATTCAGCATAAGTACCAGCCTCTTTAGAGATTTCCCTCATCATACCTCCAATATCGTTATCCAATGCAAGTTGTCTGGCTTTAGTGGTGTTTACTACCCTTCCCAACGCCACAGATGCTTCCATTTGAGCAGTTAAACTTCCTTGTATGTCAAATAAATGTTCTTGGATTTTAGCTGCTTGTGCTAAAGAATAACCTAACTTTCTTGCTTCTATGGCAGCTTTTGCTGCTTCTTTTGGCATTCCTGCAAAGTTTGTTGCAACAAATTCGGAATTGTTAACTAAATCTTCTGCTATAATTCCAGGTGCAATTTTATTTGCTTTAGCCAAGTTTCCAACAACAACTTGTAGATTTCCTGCAAGAGATTCATCAGCACCCAACTCCATAAAAGTTCCTTGGAGTTTAGCCGCTGTTTCAGCAGAATATCCAAGTACCTTTGCAGCATCCGATATTTGTGTTAAAGTAGTAGATGTAAGTTCCGCATATCTGCCATAGGTGCTAACCAAAGATGATTGAAGAGATATAATTTCTTCTAAAGAAGATATTTGATTATCAAAAGAAGTTTGAACAGCTAAAGCATTTTTATATAATTCATAGGCTTGATCCGAAGATAATTTAGTTTCTGTTCGGATTTGAGAAGTAGTTTTTAGTATACCATTAAATAAATCATACACTCCTTTAGCTACTAAACCTATTGCTAATGCCATCCCTAATAGTAGAACATTAGCTCTTCCTATTGCATTTGTTAATACATTCCAACCCTCTTGTAGAGCTGCTATAGGGTCTCTTGTTTCTATCATTGTTCTTCTTATAGCATTCATAGAATCTTGTGCAATTCTATTTGCTTCTAAAAAAGAATTAGATAAGGATTCCCCTATTCCAGGTATTAAGTTTGCTATAGAGGCATATGTTACTAAAGAATCCTCTATAGACCTTGAATATTCTTTATGTATATCATTTATTTCAGATACGATTTTTTTCTCTCCAAGTAAAACAGTTACTGTTTCTTTTTGATTTTTTAAGTCTTCTTTTATTTGAGCAGAGTTATCTTTTAGATATTGATTATACTCCTCCTTTCGTTTATTTACTTCTTGTAGTATTTCATCTTTTTCTCGTTCTAAGTCATTAAGTTCTTCTTGCAAAGATATGGATTCCTCTTGAGTAATATTAGATGATTCAAGTCTTTTCTTTATCTTTTCTATACTATCTATTAATTGACGAGAATTGGCTGTTGCTTCTTCAAAAGCACCTCTTAGTTTTAATGCTTCCGATAAAGTTTCAGACTCTAATTGTATTTCTTTTAATTTTCTTACTAAGTCATCGGTAATAGTGTTACCATCTAACTCCGATAAAGCCTCTGCAATATTTAAATCTCTTAATTGGGATTCTAAAATATCTATGGTACTTCTAAGTAATAATTTATTTGATTCTAAAACAGATTTAGATTTTTCTCTTGCTCTTGTTATCTTTTCAGTTAATGATTTGGATTCATTTAAATAGTCTAATTGCTCTTTTATTTTTTTATTTAATTTATCTGCAAAAGTACCAAGTTTATCATATTCATCTACTAAAGCTTCAACTGTTTCAAATATATCTTCTGCTATATCTCGGAATTCTCCATTTTCAGCTATAATTTTAGATAAAGCAACCTTTAATTTATCATAATCCTTAACTAATTTTGCTATAGTCTCTTTTTCTGAAGAGCTGAGATTCTTAAACTGTTCAAATAGTTTACTCAACTCTTTTTGCAAATCTTTTACATCTGCCCCACTTTTTGAAGCACTTTCTCCAAGTGCTTTTATAGCATCCTTTAGTTTATTATCAGCCATTACTTAATCTTAGGATATTTCTTCTTTAATCTCTTTATCTCTGATTTGTAACGCTTTTCATTAAATTTGATATCGTGAATTAACTCTTGAATTTCAGGATCTTTAGTAGCAGTATACATCTTTTTTAGCATACCTATTTGCTTACCGAAAGTAAATAATGCTATGATTCCTGCGAGTAATCCTTCTTGCAAAAGTTTTGAGTCTTTGTTTGACATAAACAGTATTTACTATAAATATTAGTAATTTTTATTTTCTATAACCTTTAGGTTTTTTTGGAGATTCCTCTTTGATGTACCTCTTTAACTCATCTACGAATACTATTCTTAGATAAACAGGAAGATTATATACTTCAGTAAAAGAAAGACTACCTTTACTATGGTATATGATATTTAATATTTGTTTATATAAGTCTAACTTATACTTTTGCGTCAGGCCAAAAAAACTGTATCCCGATGGGAGTGTCAACTTGAAACGGTTCACCAGTCTCCCTATCTGTCACCTCCACAGACAGATTTACACCCGGTTGAATACCTTCTATAAACTTTCTCAACGCTCTTGCATCTGATGCTAATATGCCATTATCCACAAAATCTCTTATGAACTTTTGGTCTTTATTGCCATCTACTGATACAATCTGATGTTTCAGCTGTGTAGAAGATAACTTTGCTTGTCCAGTAAATAGTTTTTTATTCTTATCAATTTCCATTTGAAACCTCTTCTGATCACCTTGAGTCATAATCCTAAAGGTTACTACTACTTTTGAAGATGGCAATTCAAATTCAAATTCATTCAGACCTACTTCTTTTAGAAATCTTTCTTCTAAATAATTTAAGGATAATTCTGATAAATCAACACTTTCTCTTTGTTTCTTACCGGAAGGAGTATCAATGCTTACATCATATTCATTACCATATCCAAAAATTCTTGCTGCTACAGTTAGAGCATCTACATCTCCCAAAATTAAATCATCTAACTTTACTCCTTCAGTCACAATTAATGATTCTAAGAATCTATCCAAAACAACACCTTTTTTAATATATGATTCTGTGGTAAGAATATCTTCTTCCTTTGCAGTCATATATTTAATCTCTATATTCCCAGAATGAAGAGGACTACCCTTTGGATAGAGTAGTCCTTTCGATGGTAGTTCTATGATTTCTGTAGGTATTCTATATCCTACTACTTCTTCATTTTTTGAGTTTGGAACTGTCTGTTCATTTGATTCCAAAACTTCTCTCTTAGGGTAATTTGTATCCATTTTCATTTATATAAAACTTTTAAGTAAAACCAAAAAATAATACAGATAGTTTATATTAACCAGGGAAATATTCTGCCCAATCGTAAGAAATAGTTGCATCAATAGCAACTAAGTCATCAGAGGATACATCTAAACTTCCCCAATTAATATTCGCAAAAAATGCACCGTTTAATTCCCAAAAAGCACCTGTTGCTCCTGTTGGATCAACGTAGTACAATGTAATCTTCTTTTTATAAGTAGACATATATTGGTCAACGTTATTAACAGAATCGTGGTGTTCTAAGTACATCCAATCGTGAGCTACTTGCGCTCCACTAAGAGTAAGTGTCTCTAAAGGATCATAAAAAGTTACACTAATATCTTGCCATCTTGACTTCCCCTTAATCTTGTATTCCGCATTAATCGTATCAACAACAACAGGGTTATTCTCAACAGAAGGTAAATCAGTAGTTTTTATGAGATATGAATCTACATTTTGCTCATAATATGTTTGTATGTTCATAATGAAGCGATTCTGCTGCTTCATATCAACAAACTGAAAATTATTCTGATAGGGCATAGTTCTTTATTTTAATATAAATAGTGTTATTTTATAAATTTTATGCATTTCCTTGTCCTTCAGGAGAATCACTTGGGAATACTGCTCCTGTTGGTAATACATAGAAGTCAATAATCACAAATTCCGCAGTTCTTGTTGGTTTCAAGTAGATAGCACCTCTCAATTCATTTCTATCAATTACATCAGGTGTATTGTTTGATTCATCCATTACAATTCTAAAATCATATAAACCTTGTTTTCTTTGAACATCTTGGAAATATGGGGTAGTAATATCAATGAATCTTTTTCTTGTTTGTACAGTATTTTGTTCAAACACCAAGTATCTTGAAGAAGATGCAACAAACTTCTTAGCTGCAATAAGCAATCTTCTTACATTAATTCTATCTAAAGCAGAACGCTTCTTCTGTAGAGTCTTTTGACCCCATACTACAACACCATCTCTTGGATAAGTAGCAATTGGGTTAACATTACTTGAGTATAAAGAATCTCTCATAGATGTTGTAAGTTTGGTTTCAGCCTGTACTGCAATCTCAATACCTCCCCTATTCAAACCTGCAGGAGCAAACCAAGGGAAACTTACATAATCATTAAAAGATAAGACACCAGCTACTACACAAGAAGGTGGAATCCAAACGTTTCTATTTAAGTCAGGGTCAGCAACTTGTACCCAAGGGTAGTACATCGCAGCATAATTAGAGTTTCTTGATTCTCCTGCTAATTGTGCTTGTCCTAAAGAATCACCATACTTAGTTGGGTCAATTACAAGGAATACATCACCTCTCTCTTCACATACTGCAATTGCATAAGTAAGGATATCGCTATGCTTTCCACCTGCTTCTTGGATGATACCAGGCATAAACAACATATTAATATCATATTCATCTGCATTTGATAAAATGTCTAAAGCATCATAGTATGCTGTAGAACCTGATATACCACCTGCACCTTGAGATAAGTTAAATCCTTGAGAATTTTCTTCTACAATACTGTTGTAGAATGCTCTTGGATGCTGTACATAGCCATCAGTACCATAAGCAAAAGTTCCTGATACAGCAGCAGGTAATGAACCTGATAATGCACCATCCCTAACATCTCCATTCTCATTAAGATAATTGAGAGTTTGTTTTAATACTTCTACTCTAACAAATCTTGAACGGTTAGGATAAGAACCTGACAATTGTAGGTAAGGTCTTCCTGTTCCACTTCCTCTTAAAGTATATACTTGATCTCCTACTACTCTTGGTAAGTATCCTACATCATTGGGGTCTAAAGATACGTTATTGAATTGCTCAATAACAATCTTTCTTCCTGTTCTATCATCACCTCTTCTTAAGGAAAGGTTAAACGTACCTCTTCTATTATTTACATTAGATACTTCCCATCTAAAGTTATTTCTGTTTCCGTTTGTTAATATTCCTAAATTATTAACATCTCCCGAACTTTCAAGACCGTTATCAGAAGACACAGTAGTACCACTATTACCGTATAATCCTTCAGACATTAAATGAATCTTAAAAGATGCAGATGTTTCGTTAAATACAGATGAAGTATAGGAATTCCTCAATGCTAAAGAAGCACTTGCATTAATACCAGCAATATCAGCATTAGGGTCTGCTGCTGCTAAAGATGCAGATATAGTAGTCCACTCAGAACCTCCTGTTGTATATAAATTTCTATGTTCTTGAACAGAACCAGAATCAACAACATTAGTTCTTGCAATTTCTGCATCACTATTAATGATTCTTACTACCGTTAAATTATCTCCGTATCTTAAATATTCTTGTGCTGTATAGTTAGTTAAAAACTTATATTCTGTTGCATACGCTCCTGAACCTGAAATAAAACTATTACCGAATGCTCTTAAGTATTCTGCATAGTTAGATACAGTAGTTGGTCTAAACGCAGGACCATATAAGGTAGGTCCAATTACTGCTGCACCTATTGCTTGTATTTCTTGAGGTAAGAAGCTCAAGTCCTTTTCTCGTGTAAATACACCGGGACTGATAAATCTTTCGTTAGCCATTTTTATGTTATTAAGTTAGTTTTTAATTCAAATTGCTATCTATAAATATATGGCAATTTTTTGAAAATTAGTTTTAATCCCTCTCCCCAGGAAATTTATCCACAGCATTTATATCAAAAGAAGACTGCTCTGTTCTAAATACTATCCTTTTTACAGAATAGGCTTTTCGTATAGTAGACTTTCTCAACTCAAATTCAGATTGTAAACGAGCATCAACAGTCAAAGGTATTGTAGATTTAACTAATCTTTCAGAGTTAGAAGGATTAATGTTATCAAAGGAGATACCTCCTACAAAAGTTCTAAACTTATAAGAGTCTCCCCATACAAAATTACTTGCAGGAATTATATTTTGAACAATATTGTTCATCTGCTCAATATAGTAAGAGAAAAATACTAACTCATATTCTACTTTGTAGAATTCAGGCATAACTGATATGTAGAATTCTTCAGAAAAATTAGAGTTTGTTGTTTTACTATGTTGATCTCTTATGTTTTCAAAGTTTCTCTCTTTAGGTCTAATTAATAAATTTGAACCCTCCACAGGATAATTCACATCTAATTTTTTAAATCTGTCATCCTCTGACATAGATAATCTTTTTATAACTCCATAAGGTGCTAAAATCTTACCTTGCTTATCTCTTAGATATCCTCTTCCTTGAATTTGAGACCATATTTCAGCAGAAGCATACACAATAGGTACATCTACCATACTCTCATTCTGCTCTACTTGTAAATCAATAACATTCTTTAGATAATACATTATAGCATAATCCACATCATATATTGATATGGCGGGAGTTCTAAAGGTGTCATCATCTCGCCTTACTTCACGAGCTCTATTAATATCCCTATTCAGATTGAAATCTGTAGCACTAAATGGTATTTCTTTATTTTGAGACATTATATTCTATTTGGTAAATCATAAATACTATTCCTTGCTGTGGTAATATCCTCAACACCAAGTCTATCTGGTGTTGTTTTAAATCCAGTAGCAACAATACTTATATTATAACCAAATTCATCTTCGCCATCTTCTGTTGTTGCAAGAAGAGTATCAGGATTTCTTCCTGTCCATAATTCATTTATAGAAACATAAGTTAATTCGTAGTATTCATTATCCCACTTTACTACATCTCCTTCCAATATCACTAAGTTCTTATCTTTCAAATCATCTCGCAAAAAAGAGAACTTTATCTCTCTTGTAAAAGTATTATAGTCATCTCCATCAAAATCCTTATCCTGTCTTGTAATTAAAGAATTTATCCTCATAGGATTATAGAATACCTTTTTTGTAGATTCTCCGTATATGTTTACTTTTGTAAACTGTGTAGAAATTTTATATATGACAACTTCTGTATTGATAATACCATTTATCAATTCCCTATTGAGTCTTCTGACTAAACTAACATCCCTTGAACTTCCAAATAGTGGCATATTATCCTATATAAAATCTTAAAGGTACTTTGCTTATTTCACTCTGCAATGCATCAGATTCTGCTTGTTTTCTCTCCAATAAACTTTGACGAGAGAATTCATTAAGAGTTTCTCTGAGTTCTTCTATCAATGCATTCTTTTCAGATTCAGCAGCACTAAGTAATGCATCACCATTCAAAGTTATTTCAGCCTCTGGAATAGGAATAGAAGAATACTTACTTCTTACATATCCCAACATTTCTTTAGCTAACGCTAAAGTATATCTCTTAATCCATTGTTTACCCATCGAGTTTATTCTTGAATAAACCATATTACCATAAGGTACATTTGAGTAATCGCTTATTTTGCCTTTCCCACGTTTTAATGGATCAGTTTCTTGACTCTCTAAAGTATATTCAAAATATAGTTTTACATCTCTATTAGGAATAGGAAATATAGTAAGTCTATTATTCACCAATCTAAAACTGTAAGCACTCTTACGAATCATATCATTGAATTCAATACCTTGAATTCTAAGCAAGTCTGCATTTAAAGGATATAGAACAAAACTAACAGCAGGTGTATATCCTCCCCATTCAAATCCTTCTAACAATCCTTGAGTTCCTAATCCAGTTCCTGCATAAGGGTCTTGGTATCTTATAAGGGCAGGAAAAGGATAATGATGTATTTTTCTTATAGTAAAATTATCTGTCTGAAAAGAACCTGATTCTAATTGTACAGTTGAATTTGTTTTTAAATCATATACTTGTACATCTTTGGTAATCTGAATGCTTCCTGTAAAATAGGTTACATTACCACCTACACCAACAGAAGTACCATAATGTTCAGATAATTTAAATATAGATGAATTATTTGTATCTACATATTCTTGGCTAAGATTGACAGAACCGGTACTTGCACCCAATAGATACAAAAGATTATCCTTACTTACATAAGTGTTTACTTGAGACCCATACTCAGATATCGCCTCTTCAAATGCAGCAAAGAAGTTAGATTGTTGAAGTTCAACATCTACTATAGGGTATCCAAGTCTTCTTGCACACCAATCTGCAACCATATCAGCATCTTGCTGAAAATTATAATCATCATCATAATACCCATAAGGAGTATCTCCAGGGAAGAACGATGCGGATCCAGGCCATATTGGTATGTCTGCCATAATCTTTTATTATAAATATAATGTAGATAAACAAAAAAACCCCATCCGAAGACAGGGTTTTCAAAAGTGGGTTGGTCGGGGTTCGGTTCTTACGCTTGAGGTTCTGTTTTAAAGTGAGAAGCTGTCTTTAATCCTAAAGTTACTAATTGGTCAACAATGACCAACCATTCTTCGATAAGACCTTCCAACACATCATTACTCAAGTCAAACTCTTCGTTAAATACCTTAACAAGTTCTTTTCTTTCGGTAGAATCAACATCTTTTAGTTCAGCAAGTGCGGCAGGTAATGAACCGTATACAGCAACAACCTTCATTACAAATACTTGTACGATTGCAAAGATTTCTGCTGTGTCGATGTTACCATCCTTATTAGCATCAATTTTAGTTAATGCTGTGATAAGTTGTGCAACTGTTCTGATAGTGGGTGTTAATTTTTCGATACCAATAGTAGACATAGTTTTATTTGTTTTGTTTTGTTATAATAATTAAGTTCCTTTATTATAAATAGATATGTTTTTTAGAAAAGAGTGTTAAGGGGGTATTAAATTTTAGGGTTGCTTCTCCCCGACTTTTTCTACGATGGTAATCGTAGGTTTTTTAGAGTTAGTTAATTGGTTTAAATACTCTTGTGCTATACTATACTGCTGTTTTGTACTCATAGGTAATCGTGAGTAATAGTACATAGGTTCATAGTGATAAGCAGAACGATAAGTTGAACAAGAGGATAAAACTACTGCAACTACTAATAGTTTAAGTAGTGTTTTCATAATAATTAATAGTTTGGTTATGTTTATATAAGTATGTAACTGTTTTAGTTTTTTAGGCTTCTCGCAAACTTTTTATAAATAATCCTAATATCCCATTCTATAAATTAGAAATTCTGTATTTTGTCATCTTGACAAGTTTTATAATTTATCTACGAGTTCTGTA